GCTGGCGGCTCCATTCGGGGACGGGAGCGACCGGTGTCGAGGCAATCGTTTTGCCGTGCACTCTCTCCCTCAATGCCTGACCGTCAGCGCTATGTGCATTAGTCAAACTGACCGCCAACGCACGAAGCTGGGGCAAATCTCCCTCATGACAATTGAACTTGTAAAGGGCCGCCCCTCCCGCGTTATCCGTCGGCAGAAGGCCGGGATGCACGTCGCCAAGCATGAGGACCGGGAAACGGGCCAACGTCATAGCATAGGCCGCCGCTGCGAATACCTCTAAATCAATAGCAAATAGCCTGAATTTTGCCTGCACCAATGCCCCTTTAGCCTCCCGCCTGGCGTCCACATTAGCGTCGACCGGGCGACCGTTGGCCAACTTCACGCACGTCGAACATGCTCCGTTTTTGACGTAGCGGTAAGAATCATGGCCACGCTTGCATACTTTGCCCGTATAGAAGGTCGCCAAACCTTTAGCCACCGCGTCCTTTTTGCTGATAATGTCCATGTAGACCTCCGTTAGTATCTATAACTCCGGTGCGTATAGCCCCGAACTTACACCCCGCGCACGTTTTTGTCTACTACCGCTACTTTTATACGTCTACATATAGTTATAGATGCTATATCTATATGTAGTGTACGTTACCTGCTATACGATATTATATAAGGGTACAGGGGTAATAATAGAGTAAACTGATAGTAAACAAAGATTTGCGTTACCACCCCTAGAAAACCCCGAGTTTTCGATCGGGGTAACGCCCATTTGTGGTTGGCAATGTGGGTGTCGTTGGGCTATACTCCGGCATATGAGCCCTCAAGAATTCCGTTTTGCTATAGAGTATTGCGTTGATTACAATGCAACGAAGGCTGCTATTCGTGCAGGCTATTCGGCAAAATCCGCCGGTACGCTCGGCAATCGGTTGTTGCAAAAAGTCGAAATTAAGGCTGCCATCGCGGAGCACCTGGAAAATTGCCGTGTTGCTAGTGGCATAACCGTTGAAGGAATCCTTCGCCGCTGGTGGGAGATAGCGAACGCTGACGCCAACGAGTTGGTCGAAATGCGCCGGGAGTGTTGCCGCCATTGCTGGGGCGTTGCCAACGGGTACCAATGGACGGAGGCCGAATACATGCGTGCCGTCGACCATGCTGTGGAGTCTGGAAAGCCTGCCCCCGACGGTCTTGGCGGCTTTGGGTACGACGCTAACCGGGCGCCCAATCCGCATTGCCCGGAGTGCCACGGCAACGGCTGGGAGCGCGCGCATATCCATGACACCCGGAAGCTATCGCCAGCCGCGCGTCGGCTGTATGCTGGCATACAGAAGACGAAGGACGGCTTTAAGGTGCTGACCCGGGACCAAGACGCCGCATTGTCCAACCTGGCCCGCTATTTCCAAATGTTTGAAGAGAAGCCCAAGTCGACCGACGTTGGCCTGGTTGACGCCCTTAAAACCCTTGCCGAAAGGTTGCCTGTATGACGACAGTCGCATTCGATGGCTGCACGATGGCGGCAGATACCTTGGCCACGGATGCTTGGGGGATGAAAGAGCGTGTCGACGACAAAATTCTTCGCGGCTCCAATTTTTTGGTTGGGGCTGCTGGTCAGTATGGCGCAATCAAGCGCTGGTGGGCTCAGGTTTGCCATCTCGACTTGGAGCACGTCTTGGACTATGGATACCCGGACTTTAATGCTGACCGAGACGACCCGGCCATTCTTCTTACGGACGGCCGCCACATTTGGCGCCACGTTACGGGCGGTTTCTTCCGTGTCTCCCGCGGCTTCCATGCCGTTGGTTCTGGCCGCGACTATGCGTTGGCCGCTATGCACTTGGGGAAGACCGCCGCGGAGGCTGTAGCCATTGCCATGGAGTTTGACAATGGGACCGGTGGAGATATCGTAACGGAGACCATGCGATAATGCTATCCGCGCGTAACTGCCTATTCCTGGCGGCCATCGTTACCGCCCCCGCAGCGCCGGCCGTCTCCGTGCTCCTCTTGCTGGTTGCCGCCGGGCTATGAGTGCTCCAGCAAGCGAGCAAGAGCTGGCCCGCTGGTATCCCTTGACGGAGCACCCGACGCAACGGGCGCTCGTTGAGGACAAGGTGCGCTTTAAGGTTGTCCCCGCTGGCCGCCGCTCAGGCAAGACGGAGCGCGCCAAGCGCTTCATTGCCCGGGAGGCCATGCGGGAGCCGGGCGCCTACTTTCTGGCCGCGCCGACCCGGGACCAAGTGAAGCGGATTTACTGGCAGGATATGAAAAAGCTTTGCTTTAGCTCCTTGCTGCCGGAGAAGCCGCGGGAAACGGAGTTGATTATTCCGTTCCCCAACGGGTCGACAATCTCCCTCGTTGGCCTGGACCAGCCCCAGCGCATGGAGGGCATTATCTGGACCGGGGGCGTAATCGACGAGATTGCGGACGTCCACGACCACGCTTGGCCGGAGAACATAAGCCCCGCCCTGGATACGGTCGACCCGCGGCGGCCGGACTTCCGGGCATGGTGCTGGCTCATTGGCGTGCCGGACGGTCTTAATCATTACTATGACATGGCGGAATATGCCCGCCAGGGGAGCGACCCGGATTGGAAGCTCTACACGTGGAAGTCGTCCGATATCCTCCCGCCCGACGTCATTGAGGCGGCCAAGCGCCGCATGTCTCCCCGCCAGTATCGGCAAGAGTATGAAGCCAGTTTCGAGACGGCCAGCGGCCGGGTGTACGAGGATTACGGGCCATGGAATTACACCAATGAAACCATTGGACCACATGAACAGCTCATGTGGCACCACGACTTTAACTTTACGCCCATGTCCTCCGGCGTTGGGGTGCGTCGCGGCGACGCCTTCTACATCCTCGACGAGATTGTGTTGCAATCCGCGGTTGCCAGGCAGTCGGCGGTAGAGTTCGTCGAGAAATATAAAAACCATCTAAACCGCAATGTGATTATCTACGGCGACCCGGCTGGCCGCGCTGGGGAGAAGCATGGCCACGCCAGCGATTACACGGAAATGGAGCAAGTGTTACGGGCCGCCGGCTGGAATGTCACGCGCAAAGTAAAGGCTGCCGCCCCTGCCATCAAAGACCGGCAAAACGCGGTGCGTGCCAAGATACGCAACGCTGCCGGGGAGTCCTCCTTGTTCGTCAATCCGGAGCGGGCAAAGTACGTGCACAAGGGCTTCGCCACGGTGCAGATAAAGCCGGGCTCGACCTTCATTGAGCAGGATAGCGAGTACCAACACATAACCACGGCCGTCGGCTATTGCGTCGACTATGAGTGGCCAATCCGGTACGATAAGCCTCAAACGAATACCGCCCCCGTGGCGACGACCAACCATTACGCCAAACGAGGGTAAACCCATGGCCCGCGAAACCAAAGAGCAACGCCTTAACCGAATCCACAGGGAAGCCCTGGCGGAATTCGACACAATCCAAGCCGCCCTTCGTGACGAACGCCTGCAATGTTTGCAGGACCGCCGCTTTTACTCTATCGCCGGGGCGCAATGGGAGGGGCCGTTGGGCCTCCAATTCGAGAACAAGCCGCGCTTTGAGGTCAATAAGGTGCACTTGGCGGTAATTCGCATCATCAATGAATATCGGAACAACCGCATATCCGTGGCCTTCTCATCCAAGGCAGGCGAGGACCGGGACGACCTGGCCGAAACTTGCGCCAGTCTCTACCGGGCGGACGAGCAAGACAGCACCGCGGAGGAAGCCTACGACAACGCTTTCGAGGAAGCGGTCGGTGGAGGCTTCGGCGCCTGGCGCCTCCGGGCGGAGTATGAGAACGACGAGGACGAAGACGACGAACGCCAGCGTATTCGCATTGAGCCCATTTTCGACGCCGACTCCTCCGTCTTCTTTGACCTCAACGCCAAGCGCCAGGACAAGGCAGACGCGACCAGGTGTTACGTTCTCACGGCCATGAGCCGGGACGCCTACAAGGAGGAATGGGGAGACGACCCGGCCTCCTGGCCAAAGCAAGTGCACCAACGGGCCTTTGACTGGATGACCCCCGACGTTGTCTATGTTGCGGAACTGTACCGCGTGGAAGACGCGTCGGAATACGTCCATTGGTATCGCAACCAATTGGACGAGGAAAAGAAGGTGCGCGACTCGGACTTCGATGACGACGAGACGCTTGAGGAAACCTTGGCGGCCACGGGTTGGCATGAAGTTCGCCAAAAGAAGGTGAAGAAGCGCCAGGTTCACAAGTACATCATGTCGGGCTCCAAGGTGCTGGAGGATTGCGGTATCATCGCCGGCCGCTGCATCCCGATTATTCCGGTTTACGGCAAACGTTGGTTCGTCGACAACGTGGAGCGCTGCATGGGGCACGTGCGCCTCAGCAAAGACCCCCAGCGGCTCAAGAATATGCAGCTCTCCAAGCTCGGGGAGTATGCGGCTTACTCGGCTATCGAGAAGCCCATTTTCACCCCGGAGCAAATCGCCGGCCACCAACAAATTTGGGCCGATGACAACATCAAAAATTACCCGTACCTCCTGGTCAATCAGCTCACGGATCCCAACGGCAACCCGGCCGCCATCGGCCCGCAAAGCTACACCAAGGCGCCGGACATTCCGCCGGCAATGGCCGCCCTCTTGCAAGTTACGGAGCAAGACATGCAGGACGTATTGGGCAACCAGCAAGCCGGTGAACAGATGCAACCCAACCTTAGCGGCAAGGCCGTCGAGTTGATCCAAAACCGCCTGGACATGCAAACGTTTATTTACGTCTCCAACATGGCCAAGTCAATCAAGCGCTCCGGTGAAGTGTGGCTATCCATGGCCAAAGACATTTTTGTCGAAGATGGCCGGAAGATGAAAGGCGTCGGCCCCCAAGGCGAGGTGGAGCAAATCGAACTTATGCGACCCGTGGCCAACGAGTCCGGCGAGGTCAAGCACGAGAATGATTTGGCCGACGCGGACTTTGACGTCGCCGTCGACGTCGGCCCCTCCAGTGCCAGCAAGAAGCAAGCGACCGTGCGTGCACTCACTGGCATGATGCAGATCACACAAGACCCGGAGACGCTGCAGGTATTGGGCGCAATGGCAATGATGAATATGGAGGGGGAGGGTATCGGAGAAGTGCGCGACTACTTCCGCAAGCGCCTTATCCGTATGGGCGTCGTCAAGCCGACCGACGAAGAATTGAAAGCCCTGGAGGAAGAGAAGGCTAACACTCCGCCGGACGCCAATACGCAATTCCTCCAAGCCTCCGCCGACCAAGCTTCCGCGGAAGCGGTCAAGGCCCGCGCCGACACGGTGTTGACGATCAACAAGGCCAGGGAGTCGGAGGCTAAGACCATGGAAACGCTGGCCGGTATCGACTTGGCTCAGCGCGACCAGCTCTTGCAAGCCGCTGAAACCTTGGGTCAACCGCAAAAAATGGGGTAATATTTCGCAACGGCGCCCGCCCGGCCGTCTCTATCGGGTGAGTTTTGAACGGGGTTAACGATGAAGAAAAAGGCAGTTTCGACGCTTCTTATGGGGCTTTTGCACCGTGTTCACCGGGCTCTCTTCCGGTATCAGGCGCGGGCCGGTTTGATTCTTTGCGCGGTTGAGCCGGGCGAGGACGACGGCGTCGTCGACTTGGAAGGTCAAACAGGCGAAGACGAAACCGGCGCCGCCTCCGGGACCGAAGGCCGAGACGACAAGGACGAAGAAGAGGTCGTCGTAAGTATCGGGGAGGAGTCGCCGCCCTCCGAAGAGGAAGAAGCCGCCCACGCTCCCGAATGGGTCCGTGAGTTGCGCAACCGTCACCGCGAATTGGTCAAGCGTAATCGGGAGCTTGAGGAGCAGGTAAAGGCAAAGACGGAGACGGCGACCGCCGCCCCGACCCTTGGCGCCAAGCCGACTTTGGAGTCCTGCGATTACGACGCGGAAGCTTTTGAAACCGCATTGACCGAGTGGCACGAGCAGAAGCGCCAAGTCGACGAGCAGAAAGCCAAGGCGGAAGCTGAAGCCAAAGCACAGGCTGACGCCTGGAATGCCAAATTGGCAACCTACGCGGACGCCAAGTCAAAACTCAAGGTCAAGGACTTCGAGGACGCGGAAGCCACGGCTCAAGCCGCGCTCAATCCGACACAGCAGGGTATCATTCTGCAGGGGGCGGAAAAGCCGGAAGTGTTGATTTACGCGCTCGGGAAGAATCCGACCAAGCTCAAGGAATTGAGCGCCATCACTGACCCCGTGAAATATGCTTTCGCGGTTGCCAAACTGGAGACACAATTGAAAGTCACGCAACGGAAAGCCCCGCCGCCGGAAAAAGTCATCACGGGGGCCGCCCCCAAGTCCGGCACGGTGGATTCGACCCTTGAACGCTTGCGCGCTGAGGCGGAAAAGACTGGCGACCGCTCCAAGGTCGCCGCTCATCTCCGCAAAACGCGCCATGCTGCATAAACTCATACGATAGGAGATTTTCAGCGATGAAAAACGCAATCAGCATTATCCGGGGCGTTATTCTTTACGCCCTGGCTTCTGTGTCCTACCTGGGCCACAAGCTCCACGACGCCTTTTTTGGCCACATGTGTCGCTCCGGCATGATCCTGGCGGCAACGGCTTTCTCCAAACAAGAAACGGTGTTTTTTGACGAGCTTTTGGCCAGCTTCGACGATCGGCTTAAATTTGGCCGAAACGTGTCGACCTTCAACGCCGACCCTGTTGTCTTGGAGCGGTCGCAAGGTACCGCCATTTGGCGCCCGGTCCCGTATGTATCCGTATCCATTGACGGCCCGGCCGGTACGGATATTTCGTCGTCCTTTAGTGACGTGACGCAATTGTCCGTGTCCATTTCCTTGGGCTATGACAAGACTGTACCTTGGAGCATGACGACCAACGAGTTGAACGACCCGCTCCAGCGCGACCGCAAGATGCGCTCCGCCCAACAACGTCTCGCCACGGATATCAACGTTGCCATTGCCAACGTTGCGGCCCTGCAAGGGTCCCTCGTGGTCAAGCGGACTACCGTCGCCAGCGGGTATGATGATATCTCCCTGGCCAATGCGTTGATGCAAGAGCAAGGCGTAGTTGACGACGCGGCAATGCGCGCGTGTTTCCTGCATACCCGGGATTATTCCCTCGTGGCGGGCAACCTGGCCAAGCCGCAAACCTCCGCCAACCCCAAGGTTAACCGCGCCTATGAGGAAGGCTACGTCGGCAATGTGGCAGGTTTTGAAACCTACAGCGCGGAATACACCTACCGTCTGACCGCGGCGGCTGGTGTTACCGTTACCGTCAACGGCGCCAATCAGCGCTATGTCCCGAAGGCCACCAGCACTGCTGTCACGGGTGAAACCGCCAACGTCGACAACCGTTACCAGACGCTTCCGGTTACTGTTACCTCCGGCACCATCAAGGTCGGGGACCGCTTTACCATCGCGGGCGTCAACGCAGTCAACCACATCACCAAGGCTGATACCGGCCAGCTCAAGACCTTCACCGTTACTGCCATCGTTACCGGTGGCGGCGGCACCGGTACCGTGCAAATCTCCCCGCCGATCATTTCGGCCGACAGTTCCCCGACTCAGGCGGAAACGGAGTACAAGAACGTCACCGCTTGCCCGGCCAACGGTGCGGCCATTACCTGGCTGAATACTGCGGCTTGCAACGTTGCCCCCTTTTGGGATGAACGTGCAATTGAACTCCTCCCGGGCCGCAATGGTTTTGATTCCGACATGATGAATGCCGGAGCCTCCGCCATCCAGGGGAGCACGGAGTTGGGCGTGCAACTGGTCATGTACAAGTTCTTCGATATCAATACCAAGAAGTTCAAGTACCGCTGCGACACCCGTTTCGGCGTGGGCATGACCAATCCGGAAATGGCCGGCATCATCCTCTTTAGCCAGACCTAAGAGGCGTAAACGACCCGGGGGTTTCGGCTCCCGGGTTTCTTCCATGAGAGGATCTGAAATGAAAAACCCGACCATGATTTACAAGGCACCTGGCCCGCACGAAATCCACGGTGGTCACTTCGATTACCGCATTGTCGACGCGGACGAGGAAGGTGAATTGGAGCAAGCTATGGATGAAGGGTGGCACCTGACAACGACCGCTGCCTTCTTGGCAGCGGATGGCGAGGACGACGCCCCGCCGACCCGCAATGAGTTGGTTGCCAAGGCCAAGGATATGGGCTTGTCTTTTGGTCCCAATACCTCCTCCAAGAAGTTGGGCGAAATGATCGCCGCCACCCTGGCCCTGCAGCAAACCAACCAAAACGCGGAGTAAGCTATGGGATGGACGAAGCGGGAATTAATCATGCAAGCGTTTGAGGAAATCGGCCTTGCTGCCTATGTCTTCGATCTGACGCCGGAGCAACTGCAAAGCGCTCTTCGTCGTATGGACGCTATGGTCGCCGGCTGGAATTCCAATGGCGTGCGGATTGGTTATCCGCTCCCGTCCTCTCCCGACTCTTCTAATCTTGATGCCGACTCGGGCGTCCCTGATTACGCCAATGAGGCTATTTTTCTAGGCCTCGCCGTGCGCCTAGCGCCGTCCTACGGTAAGCAAGTGGCACAGGAAACCAAGGCATGGGCTGACGCCGCCTATGGCAACATGGCCAATCAAGTCGCCGCTCCTACACCGGAGCGTCAAATGCCGAGCACGTTACCGCGCGGTCAAGGCTCCAAACCATGGCGCAACACTTGGCGCCCTTACGTTACGCCCCCGGAAGACCCAGTCGACGCGGGCGGCGACGGCCCGATCATTTACGAATAGGAGCCGAGAATGCCCACGATAAACCAGCTCAACGCAGTCGACACCCTCACCGCGGCCGACCTTGTGGCCATTTACTCGTCGAACAACGGGGATGCCCGTAAAGCATCCATGTCAGTTGTTGCGTCCTTTATCCGATCGCTCATTACCGTGAGCGACGACAAGATTACGCAATATACCGCCCCCAGCGCGACGGGCTTCTCCGTGCAAGTCAATAACGGCGGGCAAAATGTGTGGCTGGTGCTGACGCCGACCGGCGGTTTTGCGGCAGGCACTTTGATTCTGCCAGCCCTGGCCAATGTGTTGGAGCATCAAGAGATTTTGGTGAACTGCACGCAAGTAATTACCGCCTTGACGATCAACGGTAACGGCGCGACCGTTACCGGGGCTCCGACAGCGTTGGCTGCCAATGGATATTTCCGTCTCCGCTTTGATGCCGTGACGTCTACTTGGTATCGTGTGGGCTAAAAGGAGCAGTTAAATGTCATATCGTCGCGTCATACCACAACTAATTGTTGGGACTATCAATGCCAACGGGCAATCCGTTTCGGCGTTCGTTGAAAACTACTCTACCGTCGCCATGAGCATGGTAGCGGCATCATTGGTTGGGCATACGATAGTTTTTGAAATTTCCAACGACGCCAAACTCAATCCAGACACTGGAGAATGGGACGGCACATCCGGCACGTGGTATAGCGTATTGGCGCAGCGCACTAGCACTGTGACTCAAGAAGCTTGGGGAACCTCCTTGGCGGCTACGCCTGCATACGGCTGGATTGTCCCGGTCGTTGGTTGGCGCTTCCTCCGCGTTCGTGCCACCGCCCATACCAGCGGCTCCGCTACTTGGACTCTCTTGTCAGACGACAGCCCTGCTGCCCTGGCGCCAAATAACGGCACCGTTAACGTTACCGCACTTCCGGTGGGCAGCAACCTTATCGGGGACGTCGGTGCTCAAGTCCGCGCAACGTCCGGCGGTATCTCCACGGTGGCCCGCCTGCCGACCGCCGCCGCAAGTACTAACGCCACAAGTGTGAAGGGGTCTGCAGGACGTGTCTATTTCGTCGACTGTGTCAATGCTTCCGCAGCAATGCGCTTCCTCAAACTCTACAATAAAGCCACGGCGCCAACGGTTGGTACGGATACACCTTTTGCCACTTTTGCTATTCCGGCGGGGCAGCGACTGTCTGTTAATTGGGCGGATATCGGCCTATACCTGAGTGCCGGCATTGCTTATGCGTTTACGACCGGCGCACCTGACGCTGACACGGGGGCGCTTACAGCCAACGACATCGTCGGGCTCAATGTCGGGTACAGCTAAGCTATGCAGATACCCATTCTTAACGGTATCTACACGGACACCGCCGGAGACTTCCGGACGTTGTACCCGTGCAATCTTATGCCGGTACCAAAGAAACAAGGCATTTCCAACGGCTATTTACGTCCGGCCGATGGCATCGTGGCTTTTGGCTCCGCTGGCCCTGGCGTCGACCGTGGCGGTATCAATTGGAACGGAATTTGCTATCGGGTCATGGGTTCCAAGCTGGTGAGAGTCGACGACGACGGCTTCATTACGATCATTGGGGACGTTGGTTTTTCTTCCTCCCCTGTAACCTTGGATTACTCCTTTGACCGGCTGGGTATTTCGTCCGCTGGTAGCCTTTATTACTATGACCGTGTTACGCTTACCCAAGTCGCCGACCCGGACTTGGGTACCGTCCTCGACTTCCTTTGGGTCGACGGGTATTTCATGACAACCGACGGCACTTCCTTGGTCGTTACGGAGTTGACGGACCCGTTTAGTGTCAACCCATTCAAGTACGGAAGCGCGGAAGCTGACCCGGACCCAATTAAAGGGCTCCTTAAAATTCGTAATGAGGTGTACGCCGTCGGCCGCTACACCATCGAAGTTTTCGACAACGTTGGGGGTTCCCTCTTCCCGTTCTCCCGCAATGCTGGTGCGCAAATGATGCGTGGCGCAGTGGGAACATATGCCGCATGCGCTTTCACGCTTACAACCTATGCCGGCGTGGCTTTTGTGGGCAGCACCCGCAACGAGCCTCCGGCCGTCTGGTTTGGAGTTAACGGCATAACGACGCAGCTATCGACGCGGGAAATTGACACGATTTTGCAGGATTACACGGAGGCCCAGTTGGCGACCGCTGTCCTGGAGCCCCGGGTCGACAAGAATCACGCCCTCCTCTATCTGCACTTGCCCGACCAAACGTTGGTTTATGATGCTCGCGGATCCGCTGCCGTAGGTGAGCCCGTTTGGTTTACGCTGTCTTCAGGGCTGATTGGCCTGGATACCTACCGTGCCCGGTATCTTACCTGGTGTTATGACAAATGGATTTCTGGCGACCCGACAAGCAATACGCTTGGTTATTTCGTTGATGACAGTTCGCACCATTATGGGGACGTGGTCGGCTGGGAATTCGGGACGGTTGTTATCTACAACGAGTCTGCCGGCGCCATCTTCCACGAGGTGGAGCTAGTCGTTATCGCCGGCCACGTGTCCGCCAACGTTGACCCCACGGTATGGACTTCCTACAGTCTGGACGGCGAGACGTGGAGCCAGGAGCGCCCCCGCACCGCCGGGCGCCAGGGTCGCCGTAATGTCCGCGTGAGTTGGTTGCAGCAAGGCAGCATGCGGAATTGGCGTATCCAGAAATTCCGCGGCACCTCAGATGCCCATTTGACCGTTGCCCGACTGGAGGCGCAGGTGGAAGCGCTGGCGGTATAACATGGTCCAAAAGTTAAGCCGCCTGCAACTTCAGCAATTTTTGCCCAACCACGAAGCGATCAAAGCCTTCGAGGCGCTTTTCGATTACATGGGGCAAACCAGCCCTGACAATTTCAACGAAATTTATGCGCTAATTGGCTCCATGCGTCGACAGAACGTGGACGCAGTGCTCAAGCGCTTGGACGCGCTGGAGGCAGCAGTCGGCCGTAAAATAAGCCTTACGGACGTCAACGCCAGGTTGGACGCGCTGGAGGCCAGCATTGCACGGTCGGTAAACTTGGCACAAATCCACCAACGGCTTGACGATATTGCAAACTTTTTGGGAATTTGATTATGGCGCTCACTTTCGGCAAGCTTTTTGCTTCCAAGCAAGTTAATAATGCCGCCGTCGACACACTTTTGACCGTACCGACGAGCCCTGCAACCAGTGTGCTACGCAACGGCCGCGTGCGTTTCGCCAATACAACGGGCACGGCGGCCACCATTAAGGGATGGGCGGTGCCTGCTGCCGGTGCGGCCGGCGACTCAAATGTCTTTTTGCCGACCGTATCTGTACCCGCTAATGGCTACGTCGACGTCGACGTGCCCGCGATGGCTGCCGGGGATATTCTGCAAGCTCAGGCCGGCACAGCATCCGCCATTACCGCCTCCTGCATCGACGGTTTCATTCAGAGCTAGCCGGCAGGCCCGCTAATTCCATTTGGTATGGGGTCGCGTAACGTGCAATAATCGCGGGAGCTGAGTACCTTTTGCGCGTCCGGCCGCGCCCTACCCTGAAAAGGAGATACCCCGTGAAAAACTTTTTGCGCATTGCTTCCGGCGTTGACACCGCTACGCTACTTCTCGCCATCCATCGCTTGGCCAAAATGGGCGAAATTTGGAAAGAGGACACTTACTTGCGGGATTATCCCCAAGGCCCCTTTGGCGACACGGAAAGTATCATCTTGCGTTTTCCGCCGCGCTCCGTGCATGAGACGGAGGAAGCGTTGGCCGTGCACCTTGCCAATTTCGATCAACACGAATGCAAGGATTACCCGGTGTTCAAGCAAATTCCGGAAGCCCGCGGGCTTATCTTCAACCTCATGGCCGCCGTCCAAGGCGAACGCCTGGGGCGCTGCATCATCAACAAGCTCAAGCCGGGCGGCCAGATTTACCCGCACCAGGACACCGCCGCGCACGCTGAGTATTATGACCGTTTTCATATCGTGCTGCAGGCCGGCGCCGGCTCTCTCTTCACGTGTAAGGACGAGCAGGTCAACATGCGCACCGGTGAAGTGTGGTGGTTCAATAATCGCCTTACTCATGACGTGGTCAACAACAGTGCGGAGGACCGCATTCATCTGGTCGTTGACATTCGCACGAGCAAGCCATCATGTTGAGTGCCCAAATCGAATCATTCACGGAGCGGTTGGGGGAATTCCGGCCGCTTTTCCCGCTGCATTGGGAGGAGTTGGCGCTTAACAAAGATAAAGTGCCCCTCGATCCCCAATATGACATTTACATTCAGCGGGAAGCGCGCGGCGAATTGCTTTTTGTCACGCTCCGTGAACTCGGGACACCCGTCGGCTACTTTATCGGCTTCATCGCCCCCGGCCTGCATTACCGCACTTGTCTGACTTGCACCATGGATATTTTCTACGTGCATCCGGCGAAGCGTGGCGGCCGTGGCGGTATCAAGCTTTTCAAGTTCGTCGAGCAAGAATTGCGGCGTCGCGGGGTCGACCGTTGGTTCGTGGGCTCAAAATGCCACGCCGACGCCAGTTGGCTTTTTGAAATCCTGGGGTTTGACCGCGTCGAGGTCTATTACTCCAAGTGGTTAGGAGACTGATATGGTTGCCGCAGCCGTCGTTGGGGCCGCCGTTGTCGGCGGCGTCATGTCCAGTTCTGCACAATCTGACGCGGCCCAAAGTGCCGCCGACGCTCAGATGAATTCGACCAATGCGTCGATTGCTGCTCAACAACAGCAATTTGCCGCAATGAAGGAGCTTTTGAAACCCTACGCCGACGCAGGAGTGGGGTCGCTCAAGAATCAGCAAGATATGTTGGGGCTCAACGGGAACGATGCGCAAGCCGCTGCCCTCAAGTCCCTGCAGAACTCTTCGCAATTTGCCGCCCTCTTCCAACAAGGAGAAAACGCCATTTTGCAGAATGCCTCGGCTACTGGCGGACTCCGCGGCGGCAACACGCAAGCGGCCTTGGCTCAATTCCGGCCCAATCTCTTGGCCCAAATGATTAACGACCAATACTCCCGCCTTGGGGGAATAACGTCGATTGGCCAGAATGCGGCGGCAATGTCCGGCAATGCGGGTATGCAATCCGCGACCAATATTTCCACCCTGTTGCAACAAGGTGGGGCCGCGCAAGCCGGCTTGGCATTGGCTCAAGGGCAAAGCCAAGCCAATATGTGGAATACGCTAGGGGGCGCGGTCGGCACCTATGCGGGTATGGGCGGCTTTGGGAGTACGGCGGTCAATCCTGCCACGACTAGCACGGTCGCCGGTTATGGCGGCTCCGGTTTGGGCAACGGCATTTCCGGGAGCATGTTCTAATGGACCCGATCAACTACCAAATCAACGTCAAATCCCCAATGGAGGCCACGCTGCAGGGTTTCCAAGGGGGCTTGGCCATCAAACAGGCCCTCCAGCAACAGGCCCTCCAGCAACAGGCCCTCCAGCAACAACAGCAAATGCAAGCGGACCTGGCCAACCTCGCCAGCAACCCCAACGCCGGGGCCAAAGATTACGCGGGGATGATGACGAAATACCCGCAATTGGCGGACCATTTCAAGAAGTCTTGGGACGTGCTGAGCGCCGACCAGCAACAAGCCAAGCTCAGCCATTCCGTGCAGGTCTACAGTGCGCTGCAGGCCGGAAAGCCGGAGATTGCGGTCGACCTGCTTAATAGGCAGGCGGAAGGCTTCAGGAATTCCGGTCAGCAAGACGACGCGGAGGCCGCCCGCCGCTTGGCACAATTTATCCAAGGTGCTCCCGACCAAGCCAAGACGACCGCAGGGCTTATGCTCTCGTCAGTCATGGGGCCGGATAAATTCGCGTCTACCTTCTCCACGCTCGGGGATCAACAGCGGGCGCAAGAGGTACAGCCGGCCAACGTGGCAATCAAGAATGCGGAGGCTGTCACCAAGACAGCAGAGGCCCGCAACACGCCGCAACGCCTGGCGCTGGAAAGCCAATACAAGGGCGCGCAAATCCGCGACATTGACAGCAATATTGCGACCCGCGCCGACCAGTTGGGGTTGGACCGTGACAAACTCCAAACTGACGTCGAAATGAAGCTTTACGAGCTGGGCCAGAAAAATAGCATCCTGGACGATGGCGCCAAAAAGATTATCAACGACTCGACGGTTGCTGGCGTGGCCGCCACGCAGGCATCGGGGCAAATGTTGGACCTTGCCACGCGACTGGAGAATGCCGGCGGCGGCTATGGCGCTTTTTCCACAGTGTCCGAATGGCTTAAGGGTGCGACCGGCAACCAAAATGCTATGACACAGATGCGGCAAGAGTATACCCGCATTCGCAACAGCCAGGCGCTCAAAATGTTGCCCCCTGGGCCGGCCTCCGACAAGGATATTGCCATAGCAATGCAAGGGTTCCCCAAGGAAACGGCCGACTCTGCGACCATGGCCTCCTTTCTCCGCGGTATGGCCAAGCTCAACCAATACACGGCGGCCACGGAGAACGCCAAGAGCGAGTGGGTCAACGCCGTGGGACACTTGGGCAAGCCGAAACAGGATATCAACGTCGGAGGCATCAATGTGCCGGCGGGCTCCACGTTTACCGACTTTGCTGCCAAATATGTCGGCCAGCAAGCCACCCAGCTCGGGGCGCAACAAGGTCAACAGCAAGTGCCCCAACGCAGTTATATGAAATACGCCACGCCCGGAGTCCAATAAATGGACGCCCCCAACAGCTACCGCGACCCGTATTGGCAAGACCTGGCCAACAGCACCGGGGAAAAGCTGGGCTTGCCTCCGGGCTTGCTGGCCTCCCTTGTCAGCAAGGGGGAACGCTCCAACCACGACGCCGTTTCGGAAGCGGGCGCCAAAACTGTTTTCCAGATTATCCCCAGCACGCGCGACGCCGCCCTCAAAAAGTACGGCGTGGACGCCTACCTCAGCCCGGAGAATGCCGCGGAGGTTGCCGGGCGTTTGCTTAAAGACTCCCTAGACCGTAACAAGGGCAACCCCTACGCGGCGGTCGCGGAATACCACGGCGGCACCGACCGGGCGAATTGGGGGCCGCGCACGCGCTCTTATGTGGCCCGGGTGCTGGGGGACCAGCAAACCGCCGCCCCTGCAGCTCCGGCCGGCGGTAGCACCTTCCAGCGCGCTTTGGCCAACCAGAAGCAAGCCGCGTCGACCGGATCCATTGCGGCCGTCTACGACGCCTACAAATCCGGCAAGATGAGCCCGCAAGAGGCCGCGGACTTTGAGGCGGACGTAAAAGGCGGGCTGGTAATGCTCCCGCGCGGTGCCGTGCTCAACGGCCAGGCCGCCCCCAGCCCCACGGGCAAACCGGAGCCGGTAATGCTCCCCAAGGCCATTACCGACGCCTACACGTCCGGGCAAATGAGCGACAAGGAGCGCGCGGACCTCGAGGCGGACATGGCCGCGGGTCTCGTCAAGCTCCCGCCGACGTTGTCCTCCCAAATCCCCACCAACGACCCCAACTGGCAACCGCCCACGGAGCAAGGCATTATCCAGCGGGCACCGGAGCCCACGTTGGGCCAACGGCTGGTCGGCGCCGGGGAGGCTGGGCTTACCACCCTCACGGGCATGACCGGCGGCACTGTGGGCATGATTGGGGGCACCGCCAAGGGCATTACCCAATCCATCCTCGACGGATCCTTTGGCACCCAGCAAGCGGCCGACATGGTGGAGCAAGAGGCCATGAAGGGCGCACAAGCCCTGACCTACGCCCCGCGCACGGAGACCGGCCAAGAATACGCGCAAAACGTCGGGGACACCTTGGCGCAAACCATCCCGGTAATGCCCCTCACGGCTGAAATGGCGGCACTTGGGGCAACGACCCGGGCCGCGGCGCCGGCTGTCCGCGCGGGAGCTTCCCGTGTGGCCGCCCCCGTTGTCCAGGGGACCAGCAAGGCCGCGCAAGCCGTCCAAGAGGTCGCCGGCAAGATGAGGCAAGCCGTAACCGGCGCCCCGGATGCTCCCACGCCCGGCACCATGGGGAGCGCTGGCGCGGCCGGTACCGACGTCGCCACCATGCGGCGCGCGGCGGCTCAGGAGTTGCCGGTGCCGGTGGAGCTGACCAAAGGCCAAGCGACCCGGGACTTTGAACAATTGCGCTTTGAGCAGGAGGCCGCCAAAAATCCGAAGCTTGGCGTGCCGCTCCGTGAGCGCTCCGCGGAACAGCATAAAGCCGTCCGCCAATCTTTTGACGCCTGGATTGACCAGACCGGAGCGGAGGCACCGGACGCCCGCGCGACCGGGATTGCGGTCGACAAGGCACTCACAGCCCGCGCGGCTCGAGACAAAGCGGAAATCCGGGTCGCCTACAAAGAGGCGGAAAAATCGCCGGAATCCCTCAACCCGGTCGACCCCGGGCTCCCCGTGAGCATTGGGGAAGGCGATACCGCGTTGACCTCCTCCGTGATTGATTACCTCAACACCAAGCCGACCGGCCTCAAAACCACGGCCCTGACGGACCACGCCAAGCAATACGCAATCAAGCTGGGCATTGCGGAGAAGCTGGACGACGGCACCCTCGTGGCCAGGCCGACCAACGTCAAGACTATGGAAGCATGGCGCCGGGAAATCAGCCAGGCGACCGGCTTTGAGCCGGCGGAAATCCGCGACGCGACCATTCTCAAAAAGCTGATTGACGCCCAAACGGAACCGGCGGCTGGCCCCCTCTACACCAAGGCCCGCGGGCTCCGCGCCAAGTATGCGGAGCAATACGAAAACCGCGCCGTTATTTCCGACCTCCTCAACAACAAGCGAGGCATGCACGACCGTAAAGTGGCCCTTGAGGACGTTTTCGACCGTATCGTTTTCCGCGGCTCCTTGGACGACATGCGCTTTGCACGCAAGATGCTGCAAACCGGTGGCGAAGAAGGTAAGCAGGCCTGGGCGGAA